ATTAAGTCAAACAGCTGGAACTAGCGGTACATCAGGTACTAGCGGTACAGCAGGTAGTATAGGAACCTCAGGCCAATCAGGCGCTGCAGGTTCAGCAGGAACATCAGGAACAAGTGGTACTTCAGGAACTGCAGGTTCATTAGGAACTAGTGGAAATGCTGGTTCAGCCGGAACATCGGGTACCAGCGGAACAAGCGGTACTAACGGTTCAACAGGCACATCAGGCGCTTCTAGAACAGCTGGTACTTCAGGTACTTCAGGTACTAGTGGTTCAAACGGTACATCAGGTAATGCTGGTAACAGCGGAGCAAGTAGTACTTCAGGTACAAGCGGTACAAGTGGTTCAACAGGTACTTCAGGTCTATCTCAAACAGCAGGTACAAGCGGTACTTCAGGAACTTCAGGTTCAACTGGTACTGCTGGTTTATCAGGTGCTGCGGGTTCATCAGGAACAAGCGGTACATCAGGAACATCAGGAACTGCAGGTTCAATAGGAACTTCAGGTCAATCAGGCGCTGCCGGTACTTCAGGTACAAGCGGTACTTCAGGAACAAATGGTTCAATTGGTACAAGCGGAGCTTCTAGAACTGCAGGTACATCAGGAACTAGTGGTAGTTCAGGTACATCAGGTATAGATGGTTCTTCAGGTGCTTCTAGAACTTCAGGTACAAGCGGTACAAGCGGAAGTTCAGGTACTTCAGGTATAGATGGTTCTTCAGGTGCTTCTAGAACTTCAGGTACAAGCGGTACTTCAGGTACAAGTGGCACAGCAGGTTCAAATGGTACTTCAGGATCTTCTCAAACAGCAGGTACAAGTGGCACTTCTGGTACAGCTGGTTCAAATGGAACTGCAGGTTTATCGGGATCTTCACAAACAGCTGGTACATCAGGAACAAGTGGTACTAGTGGTACTAATGGTTCAAATGGTACAAGCGGTAATGCTGGTAACTCAGGCACAAGCAGTACCTCAGGAACTAGTGGTACAAGTGGTTCAACAGGTACTAGTGGTTTATCACAAACTGCAGGCACTTCAGGTACTAGTGGTACATCAGGAACAGCAGGTAGTAATGGTACAGCAGGTCAATCAGGTGCTAGTCAAACATCAGGTACATCAGGTACTTCAGGTACAAGTGGTACTGCGGGTTCAATAGGAACCTCAGGCCAATCAGGTGCTGCAGGTACAAGCGGTACTTCAGGTACTTCAGGAACATCAGGTTCAATAGGAACTTCAGGAAATAGTAGAACAGCTGGTACTTCAGGTACAAGCGGTTCATCAGGAACAAGTGGAGTTGACGGTACTTCAGGTGCTAGTCGTACTTCAGGTACAAGCGGTACTTCAGGTTCAAACGGTACTTCAGGATTATCAGGTGCTGCCGGTTCAGCAGGAACAAGTGGTACCTCAGGTACGAGCGGAACAACAGGTTCAGCAGGTACAGCAGGAAATAGTCAAACAGCAGGCACAAGCGGTACAAGCGGTACATCAGGTACAACCGGTTCGAATGGTACTTCAGGATTAAGTGGTGCTGCAGGTTCTGCAGGTACAAGCGGTACAAGCGGTACCTCAGGTACAGCTGGTAGTAATGGTACAGCAGGTAATGCAGGTAATAGTGGTGCTTCTTCAACAAGTGGAACATCTGGAACTAGTGGTTCTACTGGTACAAGTGGTTTATCACAAACTGCAGGTACATCTGGTACAAGCGGTACTTCAGGTACAGCAGGTTCAACAGGAACTTCAGGTTTATCAGGTGCTGCAGGTACATCAGGTACAAGCGGAACAAGTGGTACATCAGGTACAGCTGGTTCAAATGGAACTTCAGGAAATTCAGGTGCTGCTGGTACATCAGGTACTAGTGGTACTTCAGGTACTAATGGTTCAATCGGTACTTCAGGAAACAGCAGAACAGCTGGTACTTCAGGTACAAGTGGTAGCTCAGGTACTTCAGGTATAGATGGTTCTTCAGGTGCTTCTAAAACAAGTGGCACTTCAGGAACGTCAGGTTCAAATGGTACCTCAGGTAACTCAGGTGCTTCCGGTTCAGCAGGTACCTCAGGTACATCTGGAACTAGTGGTACAGCTGGTTCAATAGGAACTTCAGGTAATAGTCAAACAGCTGGTACATCAGGTACATCAGGTACAGCTGGTAGTAATGGTACTTCAGGATTATCAGGAGCTGCCGGTTCATCAGGAACTTCAGGTACAAGCGGAACAAGCGGTACAGCAGGTTCAAACGGTACTTCAGGTAATGCCGGTAACTCAGGTACAAGTTCAACTTCAGGAACTAGTGGAACTTCAGGATCCACAGGTACAAGCGGTTTAAGTCAAACTGCAGGTACATCAGGTACAAGCGGAACAAGCGGTACAGCTGGTTCTGCAGGTACAGCAGGTCAATCAGGTTTAAGCCAAACAGCAGGCACATCAGGAACAAGCGGAACAAGCGGTACAGCTGGTTCAAACGGAACCTCAGGTCAATCAGGTGCTGCTGGAACTAGTGGTACATCAGGAACAAGTGGAACAAACGGTTCAATAGGAACCTCAGGAAATAGTAGAACAGCAGGCACAAGCGGTACTTCAGGTTCAAGCGGTACTTCAGGTATAGATGGTTCTTCAGGCGCTTCTAGAACTTCAGGTACAAGCGGTACTTCAGGTTCAAATGGTAGTAGTGGAGCTACAGCAACTTCAGGTTCAAGTACAGTTTCAGGTACAAGTGGAACTTCAGGTTCATCAGGTACATCAGGAGCTGCTCAAACATCAGGTTCAAGCTCATTAAGCCAAACCTCAGGTACTTCAGGTTCAAGTGGTACATCAGGTGCTGCACAAACTTCAGGTAGTAGTTCAGCATCAGGTTCAAGCGGTACTTCAGGTACTTCAGGTACTTCAGGTACAGCTGGTTCAAACGGTACATCAGGTAACGCAGGAAATAGTGGATCTAGTTCAACAAGCGGTACATCAGGTACTTCAGGAAGTACAGGTACTAGTGGTTTATCACAAACTGCAGGTACTTCAGGTACTAGTGGCACTTCAGGTTCTTCAGGTACATCAGGTGCATCAAGAACTTCAGGTGCAAGTACAGCATCCGGAACAAGTGGCACATCAGGTACAAGTGGTACAGCAGGTAGTATTGGTACATCAGGCCAATCAGGAGCTGCTGGTACAAGTGGAACAAGCGGTACTTCAGGTACTAATGGTTCAATTGGTACATCTGGTAATAGTAGAACAGCGGGTACTTCAGGTACTTCAGGTTCTTCAGGAACTAGCGGTGCTGATGGTTCTTCAGGTGCTTCAAGAACTTCAGGAACAAGCGGTACCTCAGGTTCATCTGGTACTTCAGGCAACTCAGGTGCTTCAGGTTCATCTGGAACAAGCGGTACTAGCGGAACTAGCGGTACAGCTGGTTCAATAGGAACCTCAGGAAATAGTAGAACAGCAGGCACAAGCGGTACTTCAGGTACAAGCGGAACAGCTGGTTCTAATGGTACTGCCGGTTTATCGGGATCTTCACAAACAGCTGGTACATCAGGAACAAGTGGTACTAGTGGTACTAATGGTTCAAATGGTACAAGCGGTAATGCTGGTAACAGCGGTGCTAGTTCAACATCAGGTACTTCAGGAACTTCAGGTTCAACAGGTACAAGCGGTTTATCGCAAACAGCAGGTACTTCAGGTACAAGTGGTACTGCAGGTTCATCAGGTACAACAGGTCAATCCGGAAATAGTCAAACAGCTGGTACATCAGGTACAAGCGGAACTTCAGGTTCAGCAGGAACCTCAGGCCAATCAGGTGCTGCAGGTACAAGCGGTACTTCAGGAACAAGTGGAACAAACGGTTCAATAGGAACCTCAGGAAATAGTAGAACAGCAGGTACTTCAGGAACATCAGGTTCAAGCGGTACTTCAGGTATAGATGGTTCTTCAGGCGCTTCTAGAACTTCAGGTACAAGCGGTACTTCAGGTTCATCAGGTACAAGTGGTAACGCAGGTGCTTCAGGAGCTAGTCAAACTTCAGGCACATCAGGTACTTCAGGTACTAATGGTTCATCAGGTACAAGTGGTAATGCTGGTGCTTCAGGAATTAGCCAAACTTCAGGTACAAGCGGTACTTCAGGTACAACAGGTTCTGCAGGTACAAGCGGTATTGCACAAACTTCAGGATCAAGTTCAGCAAGCGGTACTTCAGGTACAAGCGGTACTTCAGGAACTGCGGGTTCAAACGGTACAAGTGGTAATGCTGGTAATTCAGGTGCAAGTAGTACTTCAGGAACATCTGGAACTAGTGGTTCAACAGGTACTAGTGGTTTATCACAAACAGCAGGTACATCTGGTACATCAGGTACTTCAGGTTCTTCAGGTACAGCTGGTGCATCAAGAACTTCAGGTGCAAGTACAGCATCCGGAACAAGTGGCACATCAGGATCAAATGGTTCATCAGGTGCTACAGCAACCGCAGGTACAAGCACAGCTAGTCAAACCTCAGGAACAAGCGGTTCTTCAGGTACATCAGGAGCTGCTCAAACCGCAGGTTCAAGCACAGCAAGTAGCACTTCAGGTACAAGTGGTTCTTCAGGTACATCAGGTAATGCTTCAGTAGCTGGTACAAGCACAGCAAGTAGCACTTCAGGTACAAGCGGTTCAAATGGTACATCAGGTGCAGCAAGCACTTCAGGTGCAAGTACTGCATCTGGAACTAGCGGAACTTCAGGTACTTCAGGTACAAGTGGTTCAAATGGTACTTCAGGTAACGCTTCAGTAGCTGGTACAAGCACAGCAAGTAGCACTTCAGGAACAAGCGGTAGTTCAGGTACATCAGGAGCTTCTCAAACAGCAGGTTCAAGCTCATCAAGCCAAACTTCAGGAACTAGCGGTTCTTCAGGTACATCAGGTGCATCAAGAACTTCAGGTGCAAGTACTGCATCTGGAACTAGCGGTACATCAGGTACTTCAGGAACAGCAGGATCTAATGGTACTAGTGGAGCAGCAGCCTCTTCAGGTGGAAGTACAGTTTCAGGTACATCTGGTACTTCAGGTTCTTCAGGTACTACAGGTGCAGCACAGACTGCAGGTTCAAGCTCATCAAGCCAAACCTCAGGTACAAGTGGTTCTTCAGGTACTTCAGGTGCTACAAGCACTTCAGGTGCAAGTACTGCATCAGGAACTAGCGGAACTAGTGGTACATCCGGTACAGCAGGTTCTTCAGGCACAGCAGGTAATGCTGGTAATTCAGGTGCAAGTAGCACTTCAGGAACATCTGGAACTTCAGGCTCAACAGGTACTAGTGGTTTATCACAAACCGCAGGTACTAGTGGAACCTCTGGAACATCAGGTTCTTCAGGTACAAGCGGTGCTGCTAGAACTTCAGGTGCAAGTACAGCATCCGGAACAAGTGGTACATCAGGATCAAATGGTTCATCAGGTGCTACAGCAACAGCAGGTACAAGCACAGTAAGCGCAACCTCAGGTACAAGCGGTTCAAACGGTTCAAACGGTGCTACAGCAACAGCGGGTACAAGTACAACAAGCCAAACCTCAGGCACTAGTGGTTCTTCAGGTACATCAGGAGCTGCAACTGCCGCCGGAACAAGCTCATCAAGCCAAACCTCAGGTACAAGTGGTTCTTCAGGTACAAGCGGTGCTGCTAGAACTTCAGGTTCAAGTTCAGCAAGCGGTTCTTCAGGTTCTTCAGGAACTAGCGGAACTTCAGGTTCATCAGGTACAAGTGGTATTTCTGGTGCTGCTGGTATAAGTGGTTCAAGCCAAACTTCAGGAACATCTGGTACCTCAGGTTCAAATGGTACAAACGGTGCAACAGCAACAGCAGGTACAAGCACATCTAGCCAAACCTCAGGAACAAGCGGTTCAAATGGTACTTCAGGTAATGCTTCAGTAGCTGGTACAAGCACAGCAAGTAGCACTTCAGGCACTTCAGGTTCATCAGGTACAAATGGTGCAGCTGCTGCTTCAGGTGGTAGTACAGTAAGTGGTACTAGTGGAACAAGCGGTTCTTCAGGTACATCAGGAGCAGCACGAACTGCAGGTTCAAGCTCATCAAGCCAAACCTCAGGCACTAGTGGTACTTCAGGATCAAGTGGTACATCAGGAGCAGCAGCAGCTGCAGGTGGTAGTACAGTAAGCGCCACTTCAGGTACAAGCGGTTCAAATGGTTCAAGTGGAGCTGTAGCAACAGCTGGTACAAGCACAGCTAGCCAAACCTCAGGAACAAGCGGTTCTTCAGGTACATCAGGATCTGCAACTGCCGCCGGAACAAGCTCATCAAGCCAAACCTCAGGTACTTCAGGTTCAAGTGGCACATCAGGAGCAGCACGAACTGCAGGTTCAAGCTCATCAAGCCAAACCTCAGGCACTAGCGGTTCTTCTGGATCATCAGGAGCAGCAGCAGCTGCAGGTGGTAGTACAGTAAGCGCCACTTCAGGTACTTCAGGATCAAATGGTTCATCAGGTGCTACAGCAACCGCAGGTACAAGTACATCTAGCCAAACCTCAGGAACAAGTGGTAGTTCAGGTACAAGTGGTGCAGCAAGAACCTCAGGATCAAGTACTGCATCCGGAACTAGTGGAACTAGTGGTTCAGCAGGTACTTCAGGTACAGCAAGTAGTTCAGGTGTATCAGCCCCAGGTGGTACAAGTGGTATTAGTGGTGGTGGTTCATTTACAGACCAACCAGATTACCTTGTAAGAACAACAGGTACAACTACTATCCAATCTGTATCATTCTTATATGCTGATATTACTAATACTAGATTAGGTATTAATACAACAACTCCTTCTAATACATTAGATGTAAATGGTAATATAGGTGCAAGTTCGGATAAATTCCTTTTTGATGGCGTTTCTTTAAATGTTGGAGAAACATCCTATTCAAGTTTATCACTAACTCCTACATTATTTCCTGGAGATACATCAGTTATTGTTGGTAGCACTCTTCAAGTTGAAGCTTCTAAAGTAAAAGGAACTATAATAACTGGTGAAACAACTGCTGTGTCTTGTGTTTTAGGACAACTAATGTATTGGGATATTGGAGTAGGAAAATGGGATAAAGCAGATGCCGATACAGATAGCGCTACAAAATTGTTAGGTATAGTATTAAATGATGCTGCTGCTGATGGAGAAATTGCTTTATTAATAGAAGGATTAATGACTACTGATCAATTCACTGGTACTGTTAGAGTAGGAGATGCACTTTGGGTATCAACTACCGCAGGAGATTTTAGTTTTGCCCCTCCAACAGCAGCTGGTGATTATGTAAGAGGTGTTGGATGGTGTATAAAAAGCGCAGGTGCTTATATTACAGTATTCTTCCAACCAGATATAACATGGTTAGAATTATAATATGCCAAGTTCACCTATAATTAAAATAAACGGAGTATCATTGAATTCTATTGATAAAATCAATGGAATTGCTAAATCATCTATTGCATATGTAGACGGAATAATAACTACCCAAGTTGCAACATTGAGTGCTACAAAATATGGATTGTATACTGCAATTAGTACTACCAGTTGGACACTTGCAGTAAACGCAGCTAGTTCAACTGCTAATTCAACAAGTAGTTTAGCAATAAATAGTCAAGTTAGTCCTACAAGAACTGGTACAATTAATAATAATACTAGAATAAATCTACAATTTGATTTAAGTAGTTTTTCTACATCTTCTATATTAAGTGCATCGTTACTACTTGATGTTGGTGGTATTACTACAACAGCAACTCCAAATGAAGTATTTGTTTTAGATTTAGGTGATACATTTGATTTTCCAACATTAAATAATGCAAATTATTCTTTATATATCCAATCAGGAAGTCTTACTGAATATGCTACTAATACTATAGACGGAACTGGATTATATGCCCTACAATTTAATGCAACTGCACTTGCTACTGCTAGCACATACCCAGCTGCATATAGTATGGCTTTACTTACTTATCATGATAGAAATGATATAGCACCAGGTTTAAATGACCAATATTTAGTAGCATTTAATGGCACACCTGAATTACAAATAATATTTCAATAATGAAAAATACCACACTTATATTTGAATCTCATCAAATATCTTTTTCCTCAAGCATTGCAATGTTTGAAATAGAACAAGTAATGATGGATTGGGAAATTCCGTTAATGCAAGCTCATGCTCAAGTAGTTTGTTATAATCAAGGTGATATATTAGAAGTTGGTTTTGGAATGGGTATTTCATCAACATATATTCAACAACTTAATCCCACATCACATACCATTATAGAAATACACCCTCAAATATTTGCTCGTGCTCAAGAATGGGCTGTAGATAAACCTAACGTAACATTAATTTTTTCGGATTGGTATGATTGTGTAGATACATTGGCAACATATGATGGAATATTTTTTGATACTTATGGTGATATTCATTACCAAGAATTTGCTCAGCATGTTCCTCAATTAGCTAAATCAGGAGCATATTTTACATGGTGGAATAATTTACCACTTCAACAGAATGTATTTGATTTAGGTGATGTAACATATACTGAATACGATGTTAATCCCCCACAAAATACTTATTTTAATTCCTTAAAATATTATCTTCCACTTAAAATATATTAATTTGGAAACTTAAATGATTTTTAGTATATTTATGGAAAACAAACTGTTATGCAAAAACTGTTATTTATTGCTCCACACCTATCAACTGGTGGACTTCCTCAATATTTGACCAAAAAAATAGAATTACTTAGAGATATATATGAAATTTATCTCGTAGAATGGGCTGATGTTACTGGTGGTCAACTTATAGTAACACGAAATAAAATTCTTAAATTAGTTGATTATGATAAATTTTTTACTTTAGGTGAAAATAAATTAGAATTAATTAATATCGTTAATCGTATTCAACCTAATATTATTCATACTGAAGAAATTCCTGAGTTTTATATGGATTTTGAAGTAGCATCTTCATTATATAAAACAAATAGAAATTATATTTTAGTAGAAACATCTCACGATTCATCCTATGATACAACCCAGAAAAAATTTTTTCCAGATAAATTCATGTTTGTATCAAATTGGCAAATTGAACAATACAAAGATATTAATGTTCCTAGCGTATTAGTTGAATATCCTATTGAATATATTGAACGCCCTGACCGTGAAGAGGCATTGCGTAATCTACAGTTAGATCCCGCTAAAAAACACATTTTACATGTTGGATTATACACTTCTCGTAAAAATCAAGCTGAATTTTTTGAATATGCTCGTTCAATGCCTGAATATGAATTTCATAGTTTAGGTAATAGAGCAGATAATTTTAAATGGTATTGGGAACCATTAGCTCAAGATACTCCTCCAAATTTAACTTGGTGGAATGAACGTACAGATGTAGATGCTTTCTATCAGGCAATGGATTTATTTTTATTTACATCACGTGGTTCAGTAAATGATAAAGAAACAATGCCTTTAGTTATACGTGAAGCAATTTCAAATCAAATTCCAACATTAATTTATAATCTTGAGGTATATCAAAACTATTTTGATAAATTTGACACAGTAAATTATCTTGATTTTGATAATTTTAAAAAAAATTGTGAATTAATTAAAGAAATTATAGAAGATAATGATAAAATTAATATCGATCAAGAAGCAATCATTATTTCTACATATCCTACACAACAAAGTGTAATAGATTCTACAAAAGAATGTATTGAATCTTTTAAACAAACTGGTAGAAAAATTATATTAACATCTCATGTTCCCATTCCTTTAGAGTTACAGGAATTAGTTGATTATTGCATATACGATAAAAATAATTTATTAACTAAACATGATTTTTATTATCATTGTTGGGTTGATTATGGTCATTTTAAAGTTAATACAATATTACAAGGTGAAGATAATGATGTATATCACGGACCAGCAGTTTATACAAATTATTACAATGCAGCTTCTTTAGCAAAAAATATAGGAATTAAAAAATTATTTTTTATTAATTACGATTATATTTTAAACAACCCAGAATTTATAAATGATGTTTCTTTTAAATTAAATAAAAAAAGAGCATTTGTAGATGAACGAGAATACTCAGAAGGTAAAGTAAGTAGTACTTTTTTTATGGGTATTCAAACAGATTTATTTTTTAACACACATGAGTTTATTTTAACCCCCCAGGAATATGATAATTTAAAGAATAAAGTAGGTAGTTTATCTAATGGTTACGAAAATATTTTTTATTTTGCTTTACAACCTTTTAAAAATCAAATCCATATAGAAACAGCAGAAAATTGGGATAAATTAATTAGTGAAAATTTTAAACATAATAATTTTTCTCGTGTAGAATATACAACAGTTTTACCTATTAATATAGAAAACCATTTCGCTATTTTTTATCAAAATTCAAATGAAGTAGATAATAGAATTTTAGTAGTAGAAGCATTTGAAGGAGACCAAGAAATTTTCACAGAAACTATAGATATTAAAAGTAAATTTGCTTGGTATAGACCTTATAAATTTACAGGAAATACAGTTACAATTAATTTTAATTTTTATGATTTTTGCAATAATAAATTTCTTAATAAAAAATCAATCACTATAGATCAAAATTATATAGATAATAAACTTCAATTAAACGGTTATTTAGAAAAAGTTTTATGAAAATATGCCAAGTAAACCCAGGTTGCGGGATTCCTGTACCACCACCAACGTGGGGTGCTATAGAAAAAATTGTATGGGAATTTACTTGTAACCTTAAAGAATTAGGACATGAAGTCGATATTAAATTTGCTGCAGAGATTAATCCTGGTGAATATGATATTGTAATGGTTCATGTAGCTAATTTAGCTTTAGAATTAGCAAATAGAAATATTCCCTATATATTTCAACACCATGATCATCACGCCTTTCATTACGGGAAAGACTCAGATGTATATAAACAAAATAAAGAAGCAATGGCTAAATCTATTTTTTCATTAGTACCTGCTCGTTACTTAGTAGAATATTTTGAATTACCTAATGTTTATTATTTTTCTCATGGTGTAAATACAAATACTTTTTATCCAAATGAAACACCTCCTATCATACATAATTTATTAATGTTAGCAAATAATGGTTTAGGTGGATATGGTGCTTATGATAGAAAAGGATTTGGATTAGGAGTTCAATTAGCAATGTCTATGGATTTACCTATAACAATTGCTGGTCCTAAAAATAATGAAAATTGGCTTAATGATAATCTTTGGGTTAGAGGTTATCCTAAATTAACAATGTTATGGGAACCCTCAAATGATGATTTAAGACAACTTTACACATCTCATACTATATTTTTACATCCTAGTGAATTAGAAGCTGGACATCCTAATTTAACATTATTAGAAGCTGCTGCTTGTGGTTTACCTATACTTGGATGGATTGAGAAAGAAACTACATTTCATGGATTATGGAGAGCACCCCGTGATTTAAAATTAATGATAGAAGGTTTAAAAAAAATTACTCAAGAATACACAAATTATAGAAATAATGCTCTTACCACAGCACAAGAATTATCATGGTTAAATCGTTCAAAAGAATTAATAAATTTATTTAATGAATATGCGCACTAAACTTTATACAAAAAATGATCAAATAATAGATATATCAACTTGGGATACCTCAGGAGATATTAATGATTTAGGTAATAGATATGGATGGGAAGGAGCAATGGCTTATGGGAATTTAATATATGATGAGTTAAATGCATTTGGTCCTGGTATAGAATATGGTGATATTTATTTAGATTTAGGAGCCAATATTGGTATGTCAGCTATTAGAGCAGAATCTAAAGGTTGTTCTAAAATATATTGCATCGAACCAGATCCAGGAGTATTTGATGCTTTAAATAAAAATAAAAATTATAATTGGATTGTAGATAATATAGCTATTAGTTATGAAAGAGGATATATTGATATTCCAAAATGGCCAAATTGGTGGGAATTACAACCTATTCCTTGTATTACTTTAGACGAATTTTTTTCAAAACATAATTTAACAAAAGTAGATTATTTAAAATGTGATATTGAAGGTCACGAAAAATATGTGTTTAAAGATGTAAGTCAAATTACGTGGGATAAAATCCAAAAAATATTTTTTGAATACCATGAAGACACAGAAAATTTAACAGATGAACAAAGAAATGATGAAAGAATAAAATTTTGTCAATTTTTTGTTGATAAAGGTTTTAATAACCATCATGTAGATTTAGGATATTATCAAAGTTTTATTTATTTTTGGAAATCATGAAAGAAGTTTTAATTAACGAATATAATAATACTAAAATTTTAAAAATACCTTTTAAAAAACCTGAAAATACATTTAATATTAATTTTGTAGATGGTGCTTTTGTTGAAGTTTTAGGTCCTCTTCAAAAAGAATATGTTGTAAAGTTTATTAATAGTAAAACAAATAGAGTTTTATTTGAAAATACTATTAGTAATAATATGTGGACTAAACCTAATATAAAATATTTAGTCAAATGGCGTATTGAAATATATGATAAAGAAAGTGGATTTAAAATTTTAGAACATAATTTTAATCCCGATGGAAAAAAAATTTATATCCATTTAGACTCAGGAGCAGTAGGAGATACATTAGCTTGGTTTCCTATAATTGAAGAATTTAGAAAAGAAAATAAATGTAAAGTTGTTTGTTCTACTTTCCATAATGAATGGTTTGAAGCTAATTACCCAGAAATAGAATTTGTTAAACCCGGTACTAAAGTATTTGATTTATATGGTATGTTTACTATTGGATGGTTTTATGATGATAAAAAAGTAGTATTTGATAGAACACCAATTGATTTTAAAAAATATCCTTTGCAACAAACAGCAACAGAAATATTAGGAATGAAATATAGAGAAGTAAAACCTATAGTTACAACTCCTAATAGAAAAACAGATATTAAAGATAAATATGTTGTAATAGCTCCCCATGCTTCAGCACATGCTAAATACTGGAATTACCCAGGTGGGTGGCAAACAATTATTGATTATTTAAATGATAAAGGATATAAAGTATTAATGCTTACTCAAGAACCGTTAAATGATGAATGGCATGATTCTAAACTTGGTGGAACATTAACAGGAGTAATTGATAAAACTGGAGATTTACCATTAGAAGATAGAATGGTTGATATTAGAGACGCAGATGCTTTTATAGGATTGGGTAGTGGATTAAGTTGGTTATCATGGGCATTAAATACCCCAACAATTTTAATATCGGGATTTAGTTATCCATATACTGAATTTCAAGATTGTGAACGAATTTATCCTAAAAATCCTCAAACTTGTAGAGGATGCTTTAATCGTCACTGGTTAAACCCAGGTGATTGGGAATGGTGTCCTGACCATCAAAATACTTCACGTCACTTTGAATGTACAAAAGTTATTGAACCCTCTCAAGTAATTGAATCTCTTAATAAACTTTTAGGTTTTTAAAAATAAATTAAATATTTATTATGGACAAGTTTTTATCACCCGAAGAGTTATATTTAATAAAAAGACTAAGTAATCAAAGAGAAAAAATAAAATCTCAACTTGGTAATTTAGAATATGAATTACAATTATTAAATCAAGAAAAAAATAAAGTAATTCAAGAGTTATATATTTTAGAAGAAAATTTTATTAAAGCTGGAAAAGAATTACAAGAAAAATATGGCGAAGGAGCTTTAAATTTAAAAACAGGTGAATTTAAAAACAATTAACTTTTAAAAATTTTTAATATATTTATAACAAAATAAAATAACTCATAAAATGGCAGAAGCATTAATATCACCCGGTGTACTTGCAAGAGAAAATGATAACTCATTTGTTTCTCAAGGACCTATTAGAAATAGCGCCGCTATTATAGGCCCTACAGTAAAAGGTCCCGTAGAATGGCCTCAAATTGTTACATCATATAGTGATTTCACAAACAAATTTGGATCTACTATAACAGTTAATTCAACTCCCGGAACAGGTAGTGGAAATGTGTATAGTTTCTTTACCTCTATTACAGCATTTAATTTCTTTGCTAATGGTGGCGAAACATTACTTGTAACCAGAGTAGCCAGTGGATCTTATTCCTCAGCAACTTCTTCTTTTATTTCTGGTAGTTCAGCAGGATCAATTGCTAGTGGTAGTGCATTTACTTTAACTACATTCTCTGAAGGTACTATTATGAATAGTACTAGTGCTGTAGATATTAGTGGTTCATTACTTTCAGGTTCAATAGATAATATTAGATTCCAAATTGCTAATTCAAATACATCCTCAGGTACATTTGATTTATATATTAGAAGAGGTGATGATAATACAAATAATCCAATTATATTAGAAACATGGACTGGTTTATCTTTAGACCCATTAGCCCCAAACTTCCTTTCTAAAGTAATTGGTGATTCATATGAAGAATTAGATACTGTTAATAACCAAATGGTTTCTTATGGTAATTATAAGAATAATTCTCGATATGTTTATGTATCTAGTATTAATCCTGCCTTTTTAATGGCTAATTATTTTGATAATAATGGCACTCCAAAAGCAGCATATACTCCTTTTATTCCAGCAAACTTACCAGTAAGTGGAACATTTGGTTCAGCTATAGGTACTATAACAGGAAGTGCTAACTTTTATGATACAATTGACGGTACAAATACTCAAGGATTAGTAGCAAATAACTATACAGCTTCAGTAGCATTAATGGCTAATCAAGATGCTTATCAATTTAATGTATTAACAATTCCTGGTTTATATAATTCTGATGCTAATTACAATGCTGTTTTAACTAATGCTATCAATAATACTCAAAACAGAGGTGATAATATCTTTGTAATGGATTTAGTACCTTATAGTTCAAGTGTTGCCGCAGCATCACAACAAGCAAATCAAAGAAATACTTCATATGCCGCTTCATATTGGCCATGGGTTCAAACAGTTGATCCAGATTTAGGTCAATTAGTATGGGTTCCAGCTTCAGCAATGATTCCTGGAGTTTATGCTTACAACGATACAGTATCTGAACCATGGTTTGCTCCTGCTGGTATTAATAGAGGTGGATTATCTCAAGTAGTTAAAGCTGAAAGAAAATTAACTCAAACTCAACGTGATACTTTATATTCAAATAAAGTTAATCCAATTGCAACCTTCCCAGCAAATGGAGTTGTAGTATATGGTCAGAAAACATTACAGACTAAAGCATCTGCTCTTGATCGTGTAAATGTTCGTAGATTATTAATTGCTCTTAAGAATTTTATCTCAGAAGTAGCTCAAAATTTAGTATTCGAACAAAATACTATTGCTACAAGAAATTCATTTTTAGCAGCTGTAAATCCATATTTAGAAACAGTACAACAAAAACAAGGTTTGTATGCATTTAAAGTAATTATGGATGATAGTAATAACCCAGCAGACGTAATTGATAGAAATCAAATGGTAGGACAAATTTATATTCAACCTACTAAAACAGCAGAATTCATTTACTTAGATTTCAACATTTTACCAACAGGAGCTACTTTCCCAGCATAATTTTTAAAAGTTGAATATTTATAACAAAATAAAATAAATAAACAAATGGCAATACTAGATTCCAACGAAATATTTTTCACCGCGTTTGAACCAAAACAGGCGAATAGATTTATCATGTATATTGATGGTTTTCCATCATATGAAATTAAAGGTGTAAGCGCTGTAACAGTAAACTCAGGTACTGTAACCTTAAACCACATTAACGTTCAACGTTATGTTAAAGGTGTAACAAAATGGGATCCTATTACATTTACATTATTTGATCCTATTGTTCCTTCAGGTGCTCAAGCTGTAATGGAATGGGTACGCCTACACCACGAATCAGTAACAGGTCGTGATGGTTATTCCGATATGTATAAAAAAGATTTAACATTTAACGTATTAGGACCTGTAGGTGATATCGTATCAGAATGGATCTTAAAAGGATGTTTTATCACAAGTGCAAACTTTGGTGAATACAACTACGATACAGCAGATACTGCAGTAAACCTTACAATGGTTGTTCAACCTGATTATTGTGTGTTAAACTTCTAATAATTAAAAAGAAAATTAAAAGAGCTCGCATAATTTTGCGAGCTTCTTTTTTTTTCATATATTTATATATGATAACAAAGTTATAAAAAATTATTTATGGAAGAAAATCAACAATTTAAGTTTCCAACCGAAACAATCGAATTACCTTCAAAAGGTTTACTTTATTCTGAGGGAAATCCTCTTCGCAGCGGTAAGATAGAATTAAAATACATGACTGCAAAAGAAGAAGATATTTTAACTAATCAAAATTACATTGCTAATGGTACTGTTTTAGATAAATTACTTCAATCTTTAATTGTAACAAAAGTAGATTATAATGATTTAATAGTTGGAGATAAAAATGCAATTTTAATTGCTGCTCGTGTGTTAGGTTATGGTAAAGATTATACTTTTGAATATAGAGGAGAAGAACATACTGTTGATTTAACTACTCTTGAAAATAAATCTTTTGATACATCTACAATTATTCCTGGAGAAAATAAATTTACTTACAAATTACCCTACTCAGGAAACGAAATTACATTCAAAATTATGGATGGTCATATGGAGAAAAAAATTGAAGATGAAATTAAAGGATTAAAAAAAATCAACAAAAATACCTCTCCAGAATTAACTACTCGTTTTAAACATCTTATTACTTCTGTAAATGGAGATGAAACTCCAAAAACCATTAGAGAATTTGTAGATAATTATCTTTTAGCCCGTGATTCTCGTTCATTTAGAGAACATATTAAAAGTTTTCAACCCGACATTGATATGAAAATCAATATTGAAATAAACGGTGAAATAGAAGAAATTGAATTACCAATCGGAGTAAACTTTTTTTTCCCTGACGCCTGAAGCCGCGTCTGATTATAGAAATAATATTTTTACACAAATCCATGAAATAGTATTCCATGGTAAAGGAGGATACAATTGGTATACAGTATACAATATGCCAATATTCATTAGAACTTTTACATTTAATAAAATGAAAAAATATTTTGATGAACAAAATAATTCCAACTCAGATAATGTTGTTTCTAAGTCTATAGAAAATATGAAATCGGTAGGAGATATGTATAAAAAACACCAATCCCAATCTCCACAAAAACCACAGGGATATATGTCAAAGGTATCACAAAAATGATACCTTTTAATATTTATTATAT